AGTGTCTCGATTATTTCTCCGCAGACTTAATTCAACCTACAGCAGGAAGTCCGAAGGGGCGTGAGCCGTCATGGGGCGACTGCTCAAATGTCCTGCGTGCCAAGGGATTTTCGAGATCCGACCCGGCATCACTGCCGGACGTGCGCGCGTCAAGTGTTACGACTGTTCGCCGCAACGGCTGCCGAAGCAGAACACGGCGACACTGAAACGACTTGCCGCAGTAGCGAGTATCAACTCAGAGTTGCCCAAGCATCGAAAGAACTGCATCTGCCTTGATTGCGTCCGCGAGAGAGAGTCACAGCGCGTACGGGGTGGGCCGAGTATCGCCCCGGCCGTGTCGGCACAGACCACCGTTGCGCCGTCCGTCGTCGGTGACCACGAACGGGTGGTACGCGCGGAACTGGCCAAGCTGGGGTGGTCGGACACGATGGAAGGCGTGGGCGCGGTAGGGCTGGCCATGAGCCTCGATGACCGCGACCTTCCCGGCGCGCAACGGACTTCACTGCTCAAGCAACTTCGCGACGTCATTGCCGACATCCGCGCGTCCGCCCCTCGTGAGCCTGACGCGCTCGATGCCTGGCAGGACGCCGCCAGGCGAAAGAGGGACGGTGCACGCTAGTGCAGTACATGGGAGGCAAGGCGACGATTGCTAAAGAGCTTGCCGCCGCCATGCTTTCAATAACGCCGAACCGTGAACGCTACCTAGAGCCGTTCGTGGGTGGCGCGTGGGTACTGGCGCAGATGGCTCCACAGTTCGGCGAGTCGTCCGCTGGTGACCTTATGCCGGACGTTGTGATGCTGTGGCAGGCAGTACAGAGCGGATGGACACCCCCTAGCGTCATGACGCGCGCCGAGTGGGATCAGCTCAGGTTCGAGTCCCCTTCCGCGTTACGCGCGTTCGCAGGCTTCGGGTGTTCGTTCGGTGGTCGATTCTTTCGCGGCTATGCGCGGCACGATCCGAGACCAGGACGCAGCCCAGCCGCTACCGCTTCGGCTAACGAGATAGAGCGCAAGCGAGAGCCACTAGCGAACACTACGTTTCGGACCGTCGACTATGCATCGTGGGATGTCGTCCCCGGAACGGTTGTCTACTGCGATCCGCCGTATCCGAGCACGGAGCCGTACGCACAGATGCCGGTATGGGATGCCGCGCGGTTCTGGGGTACGGCAGGCAGTTGGGCAGACAGCGGCGCAACTGTGTTCGTGAGTAGCTACCTTGCCCCGTCCGCAGCGTGGCAATGCGTCTGGCACAAAGAGAAACGGGTCACGCTCAATCGCCACGCTAACGGCTCGCACGCTATCGAACGTCTATTCATGAGGGACGGTGCACGGTGAGGCTCACTGAGAGAGTCGCGGACACGTTGGCACGATGGACATTCCAGCCGACGCAGGCACAGCGGCGTGAGGCGTACGACGAATTCCTGAGAGCCGACCATGCCGACAACGGCTGTCCGTACGCGAATACCGTTATGCAGTGCCCAGTTTCGTGCGGTTCCAAGATCATCAATAATTCGCCGGCGAAATCCCAAGACCATGATCCACTGTGCCGACAGGGACGGTACGACTGCTCGGACTGCGGGTGAACACCCTTGCCCCGCCAGTGATTCAGCAACCCTCAACCCTCTGGGTGCCGGATCGACTAGGCACATACGGCGACGTCGTCAACGGATTTGCGGACGAGATCGGCATCCCTCGTGACGCCGAGCAACGGCGCGACATCGACTGTCTTGCAAGCTATGGACCGCAGGGGCGCTGGCTCACGCTAGAGACAGCGATCATCGAGGGAAGGCAGAACGGGAAGACGAAAGCAGTTCTGCTGTCTATCGCGCTGGCCGACCTGTTCATTTTCAACACAGAGCCGGACCGGATCGTCTGGACTGCCCACCTGATGAAGACAACTCTGGACACGTTCACCAGAGTTAGGCAGTTGATAGACGGAAACCCGATGTTGTCCAGTCGGGTTCGGTCGGTAAGGGCAGCCAAAAGCGAAGAATCCATCATCATGATGGACGGCTCGCAGATGGATTTCATGGCGCGGCAAGCGGGTTCAGGTCGTGGCCTGTCAGGCAAGCGGTTGATATTCGATGAAGCGTTGTTCCTTCTGGCCGCGACAATGGGTAGCCTGATTCCCGTCCTGTCGTCCCGGGATAACCCACAGATCAACTACGGCAGTAGCGCGGGCAAGAAAGAGTCCGACCATCTGCGGTCACTGCAACGACGTGGGCGACGACTCAACGATCCAAGCCTGATCATGATCGAGTATCGGTCGCCCGGTGGCTGGGACGCGCCGGGATGTCAGCGTGGCATTCAGTGCTCACACCTTGTCGACGAGGTTGAGCACTGTGCGATGGACAACGAAACCAATTGGCGGATGGCCAATCACGCCATCGGTGCAGGGCGGATGCGTCTTGAGTTCATCCGCGCGGAACGGCGCTCACTGTGCCAGACCCCCGAGGGCGTACTTGAATTCGGCCGTGAGCGTATGGGGTGGGAGGAACTGGGCGGCACCACCCTTGACCCGGATCGCATCCCCGAGAACCTCTGGCTGGCACAAGCGGACCCACTGTCCGGCATCGTCGGCCCGGTTGTCTTCTCGGTGGATATGCCCCCATCGGCCAGCCACACGTCCATCGGGGTTGCAGGTCGCCGCGAGGATGGACGGATTCACTTCGGTCTAGTGGCGTACGGGCGCGGCTCTGAATGGGTCGCAGAACGTCTCTCAGGACTTGTCAGGGACCACGAGACCTTGTGCCCTGTCATGTGGCAGCCGTCCGCACCGGTTGGCGCACTCCGGACGGAACTACGTGATGCGGGTATTGAGATGCGTGACGTGTCTCCGCAGGACTACGCCGAAGCGTGCGGGGCGATGAAGAAACACATCATTGACGGTGACGCTTTCCATTGCGGCACAGAGATTCTGGATACGGCGTTCGCCGCGTCCGAACGGCGCGTACTGCTTGAGGGCGGCTGGGTGTTCGGCCGTCGTAAGTCCGCTGGCGACATCAGCCCGTTGGTGACCGTCGTGCTGGCGGTTCTGGGAGTCGATCAGGTAGGGGACGCGCAACCGAGCGTGTACGTGGTCTGACAAGCGTTGCCCCGTAGGCCCGTAAGGGTGGCAGGCACCGAAAGGTTGGCCTTCCCGGATCGGTCGGTTAAGCCGATCCAACGAACAACATTTCAATAGTGAAGGGAGGGCGACCAGTGAGTTGGTTTAGTGAATGGCGTATGCGATTCTTCGGCCGGGGGTTGGACCCTTCCGGCGCGGCAATCATCACGACCTCGTACGGACTCAACGGCAACGAGACGATCCTGCCCTCGATCGTGTCAAGCGCGATGCAGGCATACACCGGCAATGCCGTTGTGTACGGTGCGATCCTGGCGCGGCTGTCCCTGTTCTCTGAAATGAAATTCGCCTTCCGCGACCTTGAGGACAAGTCCTTGTCCGGGGCGAATGTCGTTGACGGACGGCGCAATACAGCATTACGGAAACTTGAGCGCCCGTGGCCGAACGGTACTACCGGTGAGCTGCTCATCCGGTTGATTCAAGATGCCGATCTGGCCGGTAACGCCTATATCTGGGATACCGGCACACAGTTGGTCCGGTTGCGTCCCGACTGGGTAACCATCGTGTCGGTGCTCACCAGTGACGAGTCGGGTCGGCAGTTCCGGAAGGTGATCGGTTTCTACTACGAGCCAGCGATGCCCGATCGGATGTATGCCGGTGAGCCGCAGTACTTCACCGTTGACGAGGTGGCGCACTGGGCACCGAATCCGGACCCTATGGCCAATTTTCGCGGGATGTCGTGGTTAACCCCTGTCCTGCGTGAGGTTTCGTCCGACAACGCCATGACCGGATACAAGATCAAATACCTTGACAATGCGGCCAGTCCGAATCTGCTGATTCGCTACTCACAGAAGATCGGGCAGACAGTCGTCGATCGCATCCGTGACAGCGTCGCAGACCGGCACGGTGGGATCGACAACGCTTTCAAGACAATGATTCTCGACGAGGGTGCAGACGTAACCGTCATCGGCAACACGTTCGAGCAGATGAATTTCAGCACGGTTCAGGCTGCCGGTGAAAACCGGATCATCATTGCCTCGGGTGTGCCGGGTATCGTCATCGGCTCGAAAGAGGGCCTGATGGCTGCTACGTACTCCAATTACGAGCAGGCAATGCGCCGATTCGCAGACATCACGATGCGCCCGTTGTGGCGCTCCGCGTGTGCCTGCCTGTCGACACTGATCGAGGTTCCGGCAGGTAAGGAACTGTGGTTCGACGTGTCGGACATCGCGGCGCTACGGCAGGGAGAGAAAGAACAGGCGGACACCATGCTTGTTCTGTCACAGGCTGCCGCCGAATTGGTTGCGGCAGGGTTCGAGGCCAAATCCGTTGTCGCGGCGCTGCAATCGGGTGATCTGACTCAGCTCAAGTGGGTCAAGCCAGAACCGCCGCCAGTGCCGCAGATACAGCCACCGGCCCTTACGGCAGGGATGCCAGCCGCAGTACCACAACTCAACGGGGCAACTAAACGCACTCAACGGAAGGTGCCGGTATGACCGGAAACGAGGAACTCACCCCCGTCCGGTCATGTGACCGGACTTTCAAGCTTGACGATCTGCACGTCAGGTCTGATGGCACGGGTCGGATTGTCGAAGCGTACGCCGCTGTGTTCAATTCACGTACGGAAGTGATGGACCAGGATGGCCACTATCACGAGGAACTGTCGCCCACGTCGTTCGCCCGCACGATCTCTCACAAGGGGCCAACGGG